AAGCTCCACCGATGCCAGACGACCAGCCATACCCTAGCTCTCACCGTGGCCCACGAGGAGGATGCTACTCGGGAACTCTTCCACATTGGCAAGACGGTGGTAGAGCACATGACGACCCCCCACTTGTGGCCAGGCCTGAAGGGCAAGCCCAAGTCCAACCGCATCGAATGGACAAACGGCTCGCGAGCCATCTGCGGCACCCAGGGTGGTAGCGCTGACTCCTTCCGCGGGTGGACTCCGACCTTCTTGCACATCTCGGAGCTCCCCTCGTGGGAGACCCGTCGAAGCCAGACCAGTGCGGCAGACGTGGCGCAAGCGCTGCTCAATTCTGTGCCTGATACAGCAGGCACTGAGATCTACATAGAGAGCACTGCAAAGGGAGCTCATGGCCTGTTTTTCCAGATGTGGAACCGAGCCATGTCGGATGTGCCTGGCAACCTGTACGTGCCCATGTTTTTTGCCTGGACGAACAACGACATCTACGACCGGCCCAGTGGGGATGCAGCCATCCGCCTGTCCGAGCGGAGGCAGCACGAGAACCTGATTGACTGCTTCAAGGCCGAGGACTGGGGTGGCTTCCACGCAGCAGCAAACGAGCTCGGGTACTCGGACATTCAACGTGAGCGTGCGGCAAAGTATGGCCTACGTCCCAGCCAGATACGGTATTGGCAGGAGACCCTGGTCAACAAGTGCAATCACGACCAAGACCGCTTCGACGAAGAGTGGCCCGTCTCCCCTGGACTAGCCTTTGTCTCCTCCGGCCGCTCAGTGTTCGCTTTATCCCTCCTAAGCAAGCTGAGTGACAAGGTGTCTGAGCCTCCTCGTCGGGGCACCCTCCATCGTGATGGGGCCAGCAAGGTCCGCATCCGAGATGACGGGGGAGGCTGGGCATTCTGGAAGTCGCCTATTCCGGGGCACCAGTACCTCGTGACAGCCGATGCAGCTGGGGGTGGGCACCGCAAGGAGGACGACTTCTCCTGCATCCAGGTGTTCGACCGGGCCGAAAGCGAACAGGTGGCTGAATTTTATGCGAAGGTCTTCCCCGACACTCTCGCCACCCAGATTGCAATGGCATGCGAACTCTACGGCTACCAGGCCTGCGTCTGCGCCCCGGAGTGCAACGGTCCAGGCATGCTCGTCATTGCCAGCCTGGCTCAGAACTATCCAGAGGTCCAGGTGTGGCGCCGGTTCAGCGAGGCCGGCAAGGTCATCACCAGCAACCAGCGCGGACCCACCCGCACACTGGGGTACTGCACCACTGAGCGCACCCGCCCCTACATGTTTGGGCTTCTCGAGTCCGCTATCCGCAACAACAAGGTCGTCATCCACAGTGCTCGCCTGGTCGGTGAACTCCGCACCCTCATAAGGGCTAAGGGGTCTGGCCGTATCGAGGCTGCTGTCGGGTGTCACGATGATGCCTCCGTGGCTCTCGCTATCGCGCTCGATGTTCATGCACAGCAGGCCGAGCAGGGCTATCAGGTACGTGAAGAGCCCAAGAAGGATGGTCGGAGCCGGCGAGTCCTAGAGGAGATGGGTATTTTCCCTTGCTTCCAGGGCAATACTGACCCAGAGCTAGAGGCCGACCATGACGAGGGGGGCGAGGAAGCGGTATGGTACTAGAGGTGTTCATTGCAAGTGTAGCCGCATCATTTATCGGACTGCTTTGGTTTATCGATTCCACGATTAAGAGGCTCGTCGTGCCCCTACTGCGCCAACCTGTCACGCCTGGATGGGTGCTACCTCGCTCTGGCGATACCGCTGAGGGGCCCCTCGGAGAGCAACATCGTGTTGACATTCCCGTGGATGTCACTCAAATGTTACAGTCAGTTCCTGTGCCTGCGGGCGAGCGCGAAGAGGACTATCGGGAGTGGCTATGGGAGCAGGCTGCCCTCCGGGTGCAGTACCCAGACGGTCACCCCCGGCAGGACTCGGACTATGAAGCAATCGAGCAGCGGGTGCTGGAGATGGAGCTCTAATGCAGGTAGGCCAGCCGATGAAGCGGGACAAGAAGATGACCAAGGTCGTCTATGACCGCTACCAGTCCGCACGTAACCGCAAGAGCGAGCTCCACGACGACTGGTACACCCAGCATGCCTTCTATGACGGGCGGCAGTACGTGCGCTACAGGGGTGGCAAGCCCAGCAAGCGCAAGGCACCCACCTACAGGGTCAGGCTGACGAAGAACCTCATCCGTCCCATCGTGGACACGGCGGTGGCCAAGCTGAACCAACAGAAACCCGGCTGGATGGTGCGCCCAACAGGCCCCGAAGAGGACCGCATCCACAAGGCGCGAGCAGCGGAGAGGCTCCTCGAGTTCCTCTACCGCAAGCTGCGCCTTCGTAACATCACGCAGGGCACCCTCTTCTGGGCCGCCGTCACAGGCACCGGCTTCGCCCATGTGAATTGGGACAAGAGCAAGACTTTGACCAAGGGTAAGGTGACTGGGGCCCCCCTCGTGAAGGTGGTCACCCCATTCGATGTCTACCCCGACCCAGCTGCCACAAGCATGGATGACGCCCGGTGGTGCATCGTAAAGCACTCGCTGTCTGCGGCAGACATGGAAGCAAACTGGAAGGGCAGCATCACGCGCATCCAGGCAGCTGCTGAGTCTGCCAATGAGGACGCATGGTTCGATGCCGACATCAAGGGCTACATCTCTGGCGGGACAGTCAGCGAGGGAGAGGAGACCTACGAGGTCCTCGAGTATGAGGAGGCCCCCTGCGCCGAGTACCCCAAGGGCAGGAAAATCTACCAATGCGGGCTCATCACCCTGGCCAGCGGCGAGCTGCCCAACGGGCGCTACAGTCTGCATATGGTGCGGGTCGGCGTGGCGGGAGGTCGGTTCTGGGGCTTGGGTATCGTGCGGGATGTCATGGATGCCCAGCGCGAGTACAATCGGACGTTCTCTCACATCATTGAGCTGAGGAACCTCGCGGTCAACCCTCCTTGGATAGCCCCAAACGGCTCACTGAAGACAGGCCGGGTGAGTAACCGCCCCGACAGCATCAACTTCTACAACCAGAACTACAACAAGCCCGAGAGGCTCCCACCCGTCCCCATTCCATCGGGCCTGTATGAGCTGGCACAATCCCTTCGCCAGTCCATCGCGGACATCTCCGGGGTGCATGACGTGTCGCAGGGGAGGCAGCCCTCTGGGGTAGTGTCTGGTCGGGCTATGGGCATCCTGTCGGACCAGGACGCGACCAAGCTGGGTCCTGCCGTGTCTCAACTGGAGCTCTGGATCGAGAGCCTCGGTCAGTGCATCCTCGAGATGTGCCAGGAGCACCTCGACCCGGATGTCACCCTCTCAATTGTCGGGGAGGCGCGGTCTGCTGAGGTCACCAAGTTCCACCGTGGCATGCTGGACTCAGAGCTGGATGTGGAGGTCCAGCCAGGGTCTATGCTCCCGAAATCGTTGAGCTTTGAACGCGAAATGGCTCAGAGAGAATTCCAGATCGGGGCGCTAGGCCCACCCGATGACCCGCAGACCCTCATCAAATACCGTAAGGCCTTGGGGCTTGGCCTCGGCGACCATAACGCGGATGAGGAGGTCGGACGTTTGTATGCCCGCCGAGAGAACGTGCTTCTCGAGGACGAGGATGAGGCCAACCGGGAGAAGGTGCGGGTGTCGTGGCTCGACCAGCATATCGTGCATATCGATGAGCACTTGCGGGCATGTCGGGACCCAGCATTCTCCGGGCTCGACCCCGAGGTGCAGATGGCTCATGAGCAGCACATCGCAGAGCACTACCGACAGCTCCACATGCAGGCCCAGGGCTTGCCCACATACGTTGCGGCGTGGGGTGAGGACCCGTCAGCGCAGCAGCAGCCAGAGCAGCCCCAGCAGCCACCCATGCCAGAGGCAATGCCCCCTGAGCAGCCCATGCCAGAAGATGCAATGGGGGGTGGGCTCGTGGGTGGTGGCACGCCGGAAATGAACGAAGCCCTCGTGGAAGGGGGCCCAGGTGTCAGTCCATACGGAGAGGAGATGAGTGCATATGGATGATGAGACAACAGTAGAGGACTCCGGGGAAGATCTATTCGACTTGCCTGCTGAGTTTACGAGTGAGGCGGCTCCTGAGCCTGCCCCTGAGCCAACCCCTGCTCCCGTGGCAGCACCCCCGGCAGAGGCACCCCCAGAGGTGGACTGGAAGGGGCGCTACGAGGAATACCAGCAGAAGGTGAAGCCCCAGCTGGATGAGTACGGGCAATTCAACAACTGGTGGAACAGCGGTGGCTCCAGCGAGTGGGACAACTACCAGCAATGGAAGACAGCCCAGCAGACGGAGGCTGAGCAGGCCCAGCAGGTAGATGCGGACGACTGGTTTGCCCGCCTAGAGGCCCAGGAGCAGCGCTACCAAGACCTGGCCCAACGGCTAGAGCAGTATGAGGGCAAGGGGCAGGACCCGGTCATCGAGAAGCTCAAGCTTCAGCACACGCAGAACGAGCTGAAGAAAAGCCTGGACCGGGCGCTTACAGGGAGGCCTGACATCCCCCAGAATGACGTGCTCAAGACCTTCATTGAGGCGAATGGGGCGCTGTCTATCGAACAATGTGCAGCCTTCTACACGAGGGCACCGGCACCAGCCCCTCCAGCAGAGGCTGCACCCAAGACACAGACACTGCCGCCGATTAGCGGAGGGGCTACCCCAGCAGGGACCCCGCCTAAGCCGAGTGGTGGCGACGAATTTAAGTACTCGGGGACCCTGGATGACTTCGATCGCATCTGGGACTTTGAGTCGCAACGGTTTCAATAATTTTCTAAGGAGTTTCCAAGGTGGCAATTGACGATACCGCAGTAGACCTCACTAATTTCGATGAGGCTCTTAAAATCCGCTATGCCAAGGCAATTACACAGTATATTGAACGTACTGTGGCCCTCTACGGCATGCTTGAAAAGAAAAAGCAGGGATGGACGGGCAAGCACTTCCTTATCCCCGTCAACATCCGCACCCCCAACACGGTCGGAGCACGAGCCCACTCGGGTAACCTGCCTGCCGGTGGCGCTGACGTGTACGTCGACGCGAAAATCGTGGCGAAATACAACTACTGCAAGGTCAAGGCCTACAACACGGCTGAGGCTCACAGTAGTGGCAAGGCGGGTGCTTGGGCTACGGTCCGCAAGCAAGTCTTGAAGAACGCTGCGGCTGACCTCCGGGACTCGCTGAACCGGCAGCTCAACTGGGGCTCTGCGGGCATCCTCTGTGAGGCTAACTCGACGGGCTTGACCGTGACCATCAAGACCTACGGGGACTCGGTTGACACCACCGAAGGACCGGTTCCTGACACGACCAAGCTGCTCAGGGTGGGCATGCGGGTTGCGTGGGGTCGGGCCAACAATACTTCTGCAACCGACTTTTTCGCCGCGCCGACACCGGCTGCTGCTGGCTATGGGTACGTTAACTCCATCACCTCCAAGACGGTCTTCGTTCTCGTGAAAACGTCTGGTGATGACCCGGTCGCTGGCGAAATCTTCGTCATGGGTGAGGGCACGGGAGCTGATGACTACTCCTACGGGCACGAGCTTACGGGCATTGCCGAAATGATTGACGACTCGGGTACGTTCGAGAACATCGACAGCTCTGCCTACCCCGAGTGGAAGAGCCAGATGTTCGCCAACCCTGACGGGGCGGGCACCGAGCGGGAGCTGCAAGAGGACGACATCACCCAGCTGCTCGACACGATTAGCACCGAGTCCACGGGCTCTGCCTCTGACCTCCTTCTTTTCGGCCACCACAGCACTCGACGTGCCTATGCCAACAGCCTGAAGAGCCGGAATGCCGAGCGCTTCAAGCCCACCAAGGTCAAGGGTGGTTACTCCCGCGAGTACCTCACCTTCCACTACGACGGCAGTGACGTGCCCCTGGTGGACGACAAGATGGCAAAGCACCGCACCCTCTTCGCCATGAGCAAGGCGCACACCTCCATCTATGAGGTCAAGCCCTTCTCCTGGGACTCCTCCTCGGGGGGCACCTGGAAGTGGGATGGTTCGCAGGATGCTGTGGTTGCATTCGGAAAAATCTACTGTGACCTGGGCACGGACAACCGAGCCGCCATGGGCGCAATCGAAGACATCGCTGTGACGGGGATTACCAAATGAGCTTGACAAATAAACAACGCAAGGCCCTTGAGGGTCTGGGAGGTCTGGCGTCAGGTCAGGTCTTCCTCGTGGGCGACACATCGAAGTCGTGGTACAGCCAGCTCGTGCAGGAGCTCCCGGCTGGGATGGTTCGTCCGAGCCTGGCCCAAGCCGTGGCTGCTGCTCGGGATGGCGGTGGCGATGTCATCGTGGTCCTGCCTGGAGAGCATACGCCTTCTGCGGCGGTGGCTGTAACCAAGCAAGTCCGCATCACCGGGCTGCCTGGGTACAAGAAAAGCACCCTGGTAATGGGTCCCACCACTGCATCTGCCAACGTGTTCACCGTGACCGGAGAGGGTGTCACCATCGAGGGGCTGACCATCGCGTCGGATGCCAGCAACAATACGGGCAGCGGCATTAACGCGGCGGCTAGTGATGTGACGGTTCGCGACTGTGCCTTTGTGGAGGGGGACAACGACTCCAACCATGGGGTAAAGGTTGCCGCTTCCGCAGAGAACGTGAGCATCCTCGACTGCTCCTTCAGCGGGCTTCAGACTGCTGTGGAGTTCAGCAACCCGCAGACGAACCTGCGTATCCAGGGGTGTGTTTTCGGGCAAAGCACAAACGACAAGAACCTGATTGATGCCGTGGCAGCGGCAACTACTGGGCTCTTGGTCAAGGACTGCGTCTTCTTCGCGGCTACAACCAAAAACCTGGGTGTAGACACCGGCACCGCCACAGGGGGTCTCGTGTGTGACTGCTACTTTGCCGCAGAGTCCTGGACTGCGGCATCGCCAGGCTTCATTGGCGACGTGGACAGCGCGCTGGAACTCTGCGGCAACTACACCCGGGCGGGACTCGCGACAGGCTACCCTGCGTGATAACGCCCAACCAGTACGAGCGAGCTCAGGCACTGCAACCCAGCGCGTACTGGACTCGATATGTCCATCAAGGCTACCCACCAGCTGCCCAATCAAAGGTGGTTGTCGCCTGGGACCCCGTTGGGGGCTGTTGGGTGCTGGCCTATGACACTGTCGAGACGATGCCTAACGGAGCGCACGGTCTCACGACTGCGCGATTCCTGAAGACGTTTTACTGTTGGCGGGGGATGGGCTCCATCCCCTTGCCACCAGGCCCACTCATGGTTCAGTGGCTCCGAGAGCATGACTGCTTCGCTGAGTCCTACGTCGGTGAGTGGAGCGACAAGTTCTTTGCTAGGGTCGACCGGGCCAGGGCAGAGGAGGATGAGAAGAAGTGGCAGGAGGAGGAGTATCGCCTCAAGCAGCTCTACCACCGCCATAAGGACGAGATACAGGGCAAGTTTGGGTATGTGCCCAAAGAGGGTCCTGCCGGTGAGCGCAAATTCTTCTACGAGGGGTGCCTCGGATGACGAGAGACGAGCTGATCACACTGGCGAAGTTCTGGCTGGATGAGAGGGGAAACTTCTACTCGACGGCTCAGCTGAATACGGCAGCCAACTTTGCGAACCGCATGGTGTACCGGGCGGTGGCCAACCAATCTCCGTCGCACTTCGCTCAGATAAGCACCTTCTCCTATCCTGCCGACACGGAGAAGGTGGATCTCTCTGGCGGCTCCTACCTAAACGAGCGACCGTACCGCATGCTGGCAGTGCAACAGCTGCCCAGCGGGTCGACGGTCTCAGCAACCAACCGACCTCAGACCATCGAGTACATCTCCCCGAACACTAATCATGCGGATGACATCGCCACCGAGGACCCGAACGTGTGGCAGTCGGCTGGGCTGTATTGGACGATGGACACGGATGTAGACCTCTACCTCCTCCCCATGCCCGCCTCAGCAATCGACCTGCGGGTACGATGGATCGGCCACCTAGCCAACCTGGCAGCGGGGAGCACATCCCTCCTGGGGGGTAAGGCCACTGAGTTCCATGACCTGGTGGCGGCAGTGATGACGAAGACCCTCCAGCAGAAGGAGCGCAACTCAGACCAGGGAGTGACAGAGCTGTTGGTCTGGATTGGCAGCCAGGTCGAAATGGCTGAGGCTAGCCGAGAGGTTGCCCCCCGCGTCATCTTCGAGAGCCCCTACTAGTGGGCATCCAGGCGCGAGGTCAGTGGCTAGGTCTCGAGTACCGCAGCTCGCTCCAGACCCCGATGCATGACGAGATTGCCATCAACATGGACTACTCCAGGGGGACCAAAGCGGCCAGGCCAGGCATCAAGACCTACAGCTCATACGATGCGCTCATCTTTGGGGCTCAAATCGCAGTGGTGGAGGACTCGAGCGGCTATCCCTACGTCCTCCGGGTGGGCAACTATCTCACGACCAATGCAATCTCAGCATCCGTGTACAGCTATCACGACGGTAGCGTGATAACCCCGCTGATTTCCCTCCCCGCCTGCCCTCCAGACCCCGAGTTCCGCTGCACCCTGCTGCGAGGCAACTTCGATGGAGCTCCGGTGGTGTTCGTGTATACCAATCACGCCACCTACTACTTCAACCCATCGGCCTCCCTGTCCACGATCACAAAGCTCGTCCCCGCAACCCATGCCATCAAGCTCAAGAGCATAAACGCCAGGTACTGGATGAACAGCCCCATTGGTAAGGCCGCAGCGTGGCAGCGTGGGCGCTACTGGTCATGTGGATGGGAGACCCCGCAGACCATCACGCTCGACGGTGAGATGCCAGCCAACCAGGAGGACATCCCCAAGGAGTGGATGATTGCCGGGAACACGCAGTTCGTCCTGCCAGCCGGCGCCTATGCGTACTCAGATGGTAACGACGCTGCCGGTATCTGGGCCCCGAGCGTTGGCCTCATAGACTCCCAGGCTAAGATAGTCGCCCCGTATGCCTTCCGCGAAGCGCTGTACTTCTTCACGACCCGAGGCATCTGGTCTGTGTACGGTGACTTCGACACCGACAACCTGCAAGCCGTCGAGTCGGTGAGCAGTGTCGCCTGCGCCGCACCGCACGCTATCGTGGATGACGGGCGCGGCTTCTATTTCCTGTCGCAGGACGGGGTGTGGGTCTACGATGGCGAGACCATGGTGCAGAAAATCTCTAAGCCCATCGACTGGCTGTTCACCGGTATCGGTCCCCACTGCAAAATCCCCGAGCCCGCAAAGACGCTCTGCGCTACCCTGGGCTACCCCTGGCGCATCGACGCATCGAAGCTGCACCTGGCCAGTGCCGTGCACGTAGCCAAGAAGAACCAGATCTGGTTTGCCGTCCCCGTCGAGGGCAACTCCAACGGCAACACGGTGTGTCTTGTGTGGGACGTCGCCCAAACTGCATGGTCTCTCCATTGCCGGCGCGACATGGGCGAGTACTTCAGCGGCGCAATTGAGTACAAGGGGGAGGTGCTGCTCTCCCGAGACGGGTATCACGCCAAGGTGGGGGCTACCTACGATGACAGCGGAGCTGGCATCCCGGTTGTTTGCTGCACCACCAAGTTGCCAGGCCAGCTCAACCAGCAGCGGCTCCTCCCCCGGAAAGTGCGCCTGCGGATGATGGCACATGGGAAGAAGCCGGCAACCAACCCACCGCAGTATTTCCTCGAGGCCGAGGACGCTACGTGGGACCATGAGGTCAACGGCTCTACCAACACAGACCGAGCGCTGAGTTCAGGCGACATCTACACGACCCCTGACTGGCGGGAGGAGAACACGAGCTACCTCGGGACGAACTTTCGGCTCGACGGTGGCACGCTAGGGACGAGCGATTGGTTTACCAGCCGCATTGACCCGTCCAGCTGTAGGGGTCGTTGGTTCCGGTTGGGCTGGGTGGATGACGCTAACACCGAGGACAGAGCACCCGTCATTGAGGTGGAGTCCTTCGACCTGGAGGTGGCCAGCACCAGTGGACCGGGCTAACCCAAGAATGATCGCCGGCTCCATGCCGCCCAGAGGGGGTGGTACGCTGCGCGGAAGCCGCCTGAACGGGCTCAGCCTCATCGAGCTGACTAGACGGGCTCTGAAGCCCCTCTCCGTGACCCAGGGTGTGCCCCTTACCTCTGCCATTGCCCTACTCGGGGACACGGGCGGGGTCATCATGTTGCAGCCGGGGGAGACCTGGGACATCTACGAGGCAATGACATTGACAGGCAACGACATTACGCTCATAGCCCACGGGGTGACCTTCAGAGCCGGTCCCGAGCTCGCAGCCCGCGCGATGGTTGTCCAGGGCGACCGCTTCCGGCTTCATGGCGGGGTGTTCGAGGCTGCTTCTACCGGCAACGCGGCCCTTCGACTCGAGGGGGATGATGCCATCATCGCGGGCACCCGGTTCTCGAATGTGGCGCAAGCCATTGCCGTGGCGGGTGGCAACAGGACGCAGATTCTAGACTGCCAGGTGGGCACCGTCACCGACTCCACCTCAGCGATTGACCTCAGCGGGACCGCCACCGACTGTCTGGTTCGCGGGTGTGTCATCCAGGGACGAACCCCAACCTGGGGTATTGACGCTGGCAGTGGTATTACGGTGAGTGCCTTTGTGGGCAACGTGAGCCAGGGTTTGCGGTATCATACGAGCGCCGGGCAGAACAACGTGGCAGCCGGGAATACGGGGACCGTCAGTGCGATATAGGAGCAAGCGTGGGTTACAGTAGAGTCACGACATGGTCAGCTGGAGAGTCGCTTACGGCGGCTGATCTGAATGCGGAGTTCAACGCGGTTTCCGCATACTCCATCCCGAAGGCCGACCTGGCCCAGAAGTCCATCCCCATTACGATTCCCGTGTTCTTTGGGCCTCAGTTCAACGGGGCAACCAAGACGGTGAAGACGAAGCTGAAGCATGCGATCGGGCCCCTCCGGGTCACCCTCCACGCGGGCGCTATCAGCGGTAACCTGGACCTGTCCATCCAGGGCTCTGTGAGCGGAGAACTCATCAGCGGGACAACCTTGCGGGTATCGAGCACGGCGGTGGGGCACACCGACTCCTTCACTACGGCTAACGTGGATGCGGGAGAGGACCTGACCTTCACTCTGGTAAAGGACAGCGGCAACGTGAGTGAGGTTTACATTTGCCTAACGGCTAAGACGGAGTTGATCTGATGCTAGGGGATTTACTGGGTGGCTTGCTTAGCATAGCGGGAACCTTTGTCGGTGGGCCTATTGGCGGCATGGCTGGGGGGCTTTTAGGCAGCACAATCGGGGGGAGTGTAGACGCCTCGCAAGCCTCCGACCAGGCGGATAAGGCAGCAATGGACAGGGCTGCCGAGATAGAGGCCGCGAAGAAAGACAAGTCACCCTACCTCAACATGAACGCGGGACCCTGGTCAACCGGAGCTCAAGCCGTGGGCTCTGCCACCAACCCCTTTACGCAAGCCAGCGAGTTTTGGGGCGAAGGCCAGGGTGGGCGGCAGCCCTTCCGGTTTGCCGACCGACCGCCCCTGATGATGACGCAGCAGGAGGCCCAGCAGCAGGCAGCCAAGAAGATGATGGGGTATAGCTGATGCCGAAGTTTAGTGAGGCGGGGAAAGCTATGGGTGGTGAGGGGGGCAAGCCGACGCCAGATGGTGCGTGGTCTGCCATCTCAGGAATGCTGGGTGGGAAGAAGAAGAAGACCGGGGGCATGTCAGAGCTGCTGGGCACTATCGGCGCGACCGTCGGAGGCGACAGGGACATGCGAGCCCGCTACCGTGCAGAGCACCGACCGACCGGTGTTATTGGGGACATGCTAGGCCGCCTTGGAAAGAAACTCGGGTGGGAGCTTCCCGATAGACCCTCCTACGATGACTGGTTAGCTAGCCAGTACAAGACAACATCCTCCCCCTACTCGCAGACCCCAAGCTCGCATGGAACCCCTCTTCCCGGCACACCCCAATACAAGGCATCGTCGCCGGTTGATGTCCTGCCAACAAAGAAGCCTGATGAGGCTGAGCGTCGACTGGCGCAGCTTCACGCAGCTCGAAAAATGATGGGAACCTAAACACATGGCCTACCTACCCGGCAAAGACAAGCGCACGATCACCGGGCCTCCAAGCCCCAAGATGCCAACAGGGTCTCCTCCAGTCCCAACTGGGCAGGTACCGAAGCCACAGCCCGCAGCCTCTCCCGCAGCCAAACCGCCAAGGGTGACAGCAACCCCTGGCTATAAGGCCCCCACTCCAAAGGCATCTGCTGCCCCTGCATCTGGCGGCATGCTGGGCCCCACGGGGGGAGGTGGACCCGTTCCTCGAGCAGGCCAAATAGCTGCGGCTCGAGGGATGATTGGTGAGGATGCTAAGTATGGCGGGGCGGGTAAGCCGGGGGTGGGGCGAGACGTTGGTACGCCACAGCCACAGCCACAGCCCACGGGGACGCTTGGCCAGCGCGGGGTGGTGCCTGGTCAACCTACCCTACATGATAGTCCGAACGTTGGGCCCTTTACCAAGCGGCAGACCGCTGAGGAGATTAAGGCAGGACAAGTGGCTGCTCAAGACCTTCACGCAGCTCGCGCCATGGCCTCGTGGCGGGCAAAGGTCAAGGCGGATGAGGAATTCGCTGCCGGGGAGGCGGCTGCCCAAGCGGGCGCCCGCGCTGTTGCTGCTGAAAAACTGAAGGCTGGCTGGAAGAAGGCTGAGGACGAGGAGTTGGCAGGACTCGAGGGGGAGACCGGGACCATGGAGCCCACTCCGGGTCGAGACCCTGCCTTCGATGAGGCCCTCGGTGATAAAGACCGGGAGTACAACGTCTGGGAGGCTAATGCCATGAAGCTCCTGGCTGAGGAGGAGGGCATTCCGCCTGAAATCCTAGAGGAGATGATTAGCGCCCAGCAGCACGAGCTCGAGGCCAAGGGCCAGATGGAGAAAGCAGCGCACCTCGCCATGCTAAACCAGATGGGCATGGGCCAGACCGGCGGCGTGGGGTACGGGCTCGGGAACATCGAGGCTGCAACCAACATTGGGCAGGCCAAGATTGCAACCAACATTTGGTATGACAACCAGCTGAAAATCCAAGAGCAGAGGATGCACAAGCTGGACCTCATGATGGATCAGGCCAAGGCTGACAACAACGTCGAGGCGCAGAAAGAGCTCCTCGCGATGAAGATTGCGGCAGAGAAGGAGAATGACCTGCTGAACCTTGGCTTCAACGCTGTTGACCAGATTTACAGCTGGGTCACCGATGGAGGCTGGACTGATGAGCAGGCCGAGGCTTACCTTACCGAGTTGTCCAAGCTGTCCAAGGAGGGCGATGTGGAGGGTGTGCTGGCGCTGCTGGCCGAAGTGACCGGAAAAGGAGCGGACTTTGGTAGTGGGGGTGAGGAAGGTGAGGTGGAGGCGGGCAGCGGGGTCGTGACCAAGTGGCCAACTATAAGGATTAGGGTAGACGACCCCGCTCTGCCGTACGATAAGCAGGTCGTGGAGCAGAAAGTATACCCGCCGGGAGGGCACCCTAGCTATTCTGATGAGAAGAAGAAAAAGATGTACGCGAATGCAGGCAATACAGATTGGACCAACCAGCCTCCTGACTGGCCAGGACCAAGCGATGGCACCAAGCGAGAGTGGTCTGAACTAACGTATGACGAGAAGTATAAAGAGTGGGCTGCCTTTGCAGGCGAACCAGTCGTGGCGCCCTACGATTAATACGTTCCTTGAGAGCATCAAGGGGAAGGGCACCAGGAGACCACCACACTCGGATGAGCGCATCCCGCCGGAAGACTAAGGAAGAGCAATGCCTATAAACATACAACCTCCGCACGCAATGATGCAGGCATCTCGGCTGAAGCAGGCGCGCGAAGAGAGCGACCGGCAGCGTGACCATGAGAAGTCGATGTCTTGGACACAGTTTGGCCAAGGTGTGCTCCGGGACGTTGGCCAGGGTCTGATTGGGCTAGGCGGTGAGTATGTCAGCGGGCAGATGCCGTGGAAGGTGGAGTCTCGGGACCGGACCAAGCGAGACAGCGCTATCAACGCTTCTCAAGCTTTGGCCGATGATGCAAAGAAAAGGTATTTCGACTTGAGGGAGCTGGGCATTGACAAGGATCACCCTGATGCGGTCGCACTCCAACAGGTCTGGGTGAACAACACTACCCACGCTATCGCACTGAGGAGGCAGACGGCGGGAACGCCGGCACCAACCCCATTGGCAGCCCCGTTAGCGCCCCCACAGAGCTCGCCAAGGCCGCAGCCTGTTGCCCCGTCGCCTCCTCCAAGGCCGCAGCCTGCCCCACAAAGCCAGTCGCCTGGTTTTGATGCAGACAGCACGCCGACTCTTACCAGCATGCCAACGCCCCTTCCGATAGCGCCACCGAAATCCCCACCCGTAATTAAGGCGACTGGTGAGCAGTTGCCCCCGCTACGAATGACTCCCCAGGCTGAAAGGCTGAAGTCGCTAGGCCTGCCCCCAGCATCCCAGGCGCCACCTCCTCCCGCCCCCAAAGCTGCGCCAGCCCCAACCCCTCTCGCCAGAGCGGCCAAGGTGGAGCAGAGAAGACAAGCCCCGGCCAAGGCCCCAAGTAGACTGGAGACCATGTGGCAAGTGGGGGCGAAGAGGGCTAAAGCTGCCAAAGCAGAGCAGCGGCGCAAGGAACTCAACAAGGCCAGGCTGGATGCGCGTGAGAAGGTTCAATTAGCAAAGGGTCGTGGGGGTCGAATCAAGGGGGAGATTAGACCAGAGGCCTACGTCACGGGAATGGACGACAAGGGCAACCTTATTGTCGAGGGTCCATCCATCACACTCAGAAAGGCCACAGGGGGCGGTGGCCCCACTAAGCGCAAGGTTAGCAAGATCAAGCTGAGTTCCGCTCTAGGTAAAGAGGTTCAGGACAACCTTACACTTGCGGTGGTTAGTGCTGGTGGTGATGCCGACAACGCTATCGGGCAGGTTCAAGATATCCAACAAAAAAGGCAGAGAGGCGAGGAGCTCACTCCACTCGAAAAGAGAATAGCCAAAAATACCGACCCAGTCCTTGCTGCTGCTCAGGCCGCAGCTGCTGGTGGCGGCACCTTTGAGGGGATTCGCAAGGAGCGTGTCACAACAAAGCAGGCTCATGCTGTAGTCTCAGCAGCCTTGAAGGAGGGTGGGATAACCGCCCGGCAGGCTGAGAACTTGCAGACAAGACTCGATGCCGAGCGCAACGAGAAGGCTAAGGACAGGGAGGCTCGACTGATTGTAGCCACCGTCAAAGCGTTGATAGAGGGGGAGGGCAAGAGGGCCGGAACCATCACTGAGACCATCAAGGACTCAACGCTCGGTAAACAGAAGACAACTACAACCAGGAAGCAAGCAAAGGGCAAGACGCAGCTCCACAAGATGGTGTCCGCAGCAAAGAGCGCAGCCGGAGCCCTGACGCCCAAGACGATGAAACCGAACCTCGCTTACACCAAGTGGAAGAAGATGGTGGATGACATCAAAAGGAAGCAGAAGAAGGACCCAGCAAATACAAAGATAAAGAAAGCGCTCGCGGCAGCTCTGGCGCAGAAGCCCCCGAAGACAATCCCGGAGTAACACCCCGTGCCTCCCGATCCAAACGACATAGACGACATCATCAATCGTCTTGCTGCTGGTGAGAAACTGTTTGATGGTAAGCCTAAGCCGGCCAAGCCAGACGACATAGACGACATCATCAATCGTCTTGCTGCTGGTGAGAAACTGTTTGATGGTAAGCCTAAGTCCACACTCGCACAGCCCCCTACACCTAAGTCCACACTCGCACAGCCCCCTACACCCAAGCCCAAGAGGGTCTTGCGGACCAGGTCGCGCCATCACGTGCCACCCCGGCTGGACGCGCAGAAACTGTCGAAGCAGGAGGTCCACCCGGCCTTTGCATCCTTTGGTACCCCCGTCATCCAAGGAGGACCAGGTGGCGTTCCCCCGCTCCACCAGGTAGCCCTTAAGGAGGGCAGGGCATACATTGACCCCAAAGACGGGAAGCTGAAGTACAAGGCCCCCCGTAACCTCCAAGAGGCGAAGAAGGGGGGGCTCATAACCCAGCGCTTCTCGGACATTAAGCCGTGGTATACAGGCGGAACTGACCCAATAGAAGGCGCTACTGACGTTGTCGACCTGCCAAGGTCCATCGGCAAACGCCCATCAAGCAAAGGTAAGGAGCCCTTTGCATATATCCCTTGGGTGGGGATGTATGAGAAAGAGGGGGACCCCGAGACCTTTGTTGGTCAAGTGGTGAGCATCGACACAAAGCACGGCACGGTGAGGGTTAGGGTGCCCGACCAGCCGCTAAACCCTGACGACCCACTCGAGCTATGGCACCCTGGCCACAAGCGCAAGAGCGAGTATGACCGGGTGTACTGGGATGCCGTTCGGCAAGCCATTATTGAGAACAACAAGCGGCTCAAGTCGGTGCGACCTGGAATGCGGCCTATGAACATGGCCGAGTACAAGAGCAAGCTAAAGCCCTCGCTCGGTGAGCAGGTTGCCATGGCACCGGGCGGCTTGGCATTGGGCGCAGTTCAGGCAGTCATGCCCAGAGAGATGGTGGAGTCAATCCCAGCACCATGGCAGCCAGACCCCTATAGGACCGGCGCGAGTGGGCGGGTGTATGACATAGTCCGCACGGTAAGCGAAACGCCGAGGGAAGTGGTGGAGGCGATACCTGGAGCCGCAAAGGCGGTCGCCAAGAAGGCTGTGGACATCGCGAAAGGGCTCCCCAGCGCGATAGAGGACATGGGGAAGGCCGGCTTTGGAAGCGGAAGGGTGACAGACCCAGGAGAGTGGTTACCTGGGCTGATTTGGTCGGCAGGTAAAGAGGCATACGAGGCGCAGAAGAGCTTGAAGCCAGCGGTTCTTGGCCACGACGAAGGCCCCCAAAAACGGCACCCTTCGCGAGATGCGATACCACAAGAGCAGCGCATTATAGAGGGAGAACGCAACCCGCTGTGGGACCGGCGGTGGGAATTCGCGCCAAGAGACCCAGGCAAGGCCTTTGGCTCCGCGTGGGGCGAGGTGAAGGCGCTTACTCAGGCCCCCTTGCACATCTTCCTTGCAGCATCAGATCCCAAACCCACAAAAGACAAAGTGCAGGCCTTTGGCGATATCCTTGAGCATGTCTTCCTGGGCTCTGCTGACACACTGGCTCACGTAATCGCGCACGGTCCTGGCGAGAAGCTCCAAGAGCAGCCCATCATGACCATGGCTGAGCTCGCGCTATTCCCGCAGATGCTGTCGGGGTTCTCGAGGATGGCAGCAGCTCGATACCACAAGAAGCTGGTGAAGGCGGGGGCACTCGCAACTGACACTGTCTATGACGCTGCACGTAAGTTCCTGCCGAAAGCCGAAGAGGCAGAGCTGATGGAGCTGGTGCTGAAGCGGGGCGAGGCTGTGCCAGTGACAGCTGCTGTTGAGCAGGCGAAGAGGGTCAAGGCGCGGGTTGGAGACACGGCGGCTAAGCTCGCTGAAGAGCAGAAAGCACTAGGGCTTGAGCTACCCAAGCTAAAGCAGAAGATGCTCGAGTCAGAATCGGGCATTGCCGAGAAGCTGCTAGACCCCACAGACATCGCTGCGCTCAAGCAAGCGAAGGCAGTGGAAGCCAGGGCGGCTGGCAAAACAGATCCCACAGTCGGGTCCCCGCCTGGAACGGGGCGCTTTTTGCGCGAATGGTCTGAGTGGCTGGAGCCACAGGTGCCCCCGGCCAAGCTGCGCCAGCAAGCGCTCGAGTGGGTTGCGGCACAACCCACAGCGAACACCGTCAATAAGCTGGAGAACTACCTAGCAGCAGCTCGGAACAAAATGCTGAAACTCCCCAAGGAGGCCTGGGAGTCCTTTCAGGAGCTGGCTATTGCGAGGGCTAAGGGGATGGCAACCAGGCACAACGTTATGGCCCCAGCCAGGGCAGAGCGTCTCGCCAAGAAAACAATGTACGATGTGGGCCGAGGCCCGACCGGCGCACCCGTTGACCATGCGGCCAAAGCGGCAAGGCTTAGCCAGCTGAAAGAGGCGCGGGCGACAGTTACCGCTGAGATGAAAGCCATCAGCAAGGGGGAGAAGCGGGCAGCCCCCGGTGCGATGGATGAGGCCATACGTGAACTGGAGTCCATGGCAGGCAGCGTGGACACTGCGACCTGGCAGCAGCACATGGGCATCTTCAAGAAGGCGGTGGGAAACCAGAAGGTTCTGCGTGAGCAGTTCAAGCGGGCAACAAAGAAGGTGGAGGAGCTGGATGGGCTCATAGAGAAGATGAAGGGGGCGCGGGTAACGAAGACGAGAGAGGTGCTTCGCACCTTCGACACCGCAGGGCGGTTGCTCCCCGACTATAAGGGTTTGGTCGCTCGCCGCGATGCCTGGCGCAAGACAGCCAGCGCTCTCGAGAAGGTCGCGCTATGGGGCGACCCGGTCCTGGCCCCATTCGGAGCCCTTGGGGTAGCTCGAGACATCTTCCTCAAAAGGGTAGGGACCAGCGACAAGGGCTTGCTTGCATTGTGGGCTCTCCGCAACCGCAACAAGACAGCAGCCCAGAGGGAGTGGATTGAGGCCAACCGTATCAAAGAAGCCGAAATCAGCGACTGGCTCTTTGACGTAACAGACCGTTATAAGAAAATCCCGAAGGAGCACCGGGTCACCGTCCTCGAGGGGCTCGAAATGCAGAGCGTCACGGGGGACCTTGTCCTCAAGGACTACATCAGCCGCGACCTAAGCAAGCCTGCGGGCCAGCGCTTCTCGCTCCTCGAGGGGAAGCCCGAGTTTCCCAACAGGCTCAGGCGGTGGGTTGAGGTCAATAACGAGCACGACGTCCTCATTGATGTTGCTATGAAGCTGACAGAGGATGCCAAGGGTGCAACCCTCGCCCCAATGGGCCCCAAGGGAGCGAAGAGTTACAAGGGGTTGCAGGATGTCTATTCGCCCGCAACGTTCAAGCCTGGTGACCTGTCGGCTGCGCAGCTGAGGCGCATGGTAGACAAGATCGGAAAAGAGGATGCAGCCATAGCGCTCGAGCGTGGGGCTGGGGGTGCCCTACCTCACACAGCGGTCACTGGTGGTCGCCTCTGGCGGGCCATACAGGAACTCGCCACCGAGAAGGGCACAGTGCGGCGCGCAATGGATGAGCTCAAGAAGGGAACAGAGCCATCCAAGCACGCATCCACTCGCCCGTACCAGGTTGGCGGCGAGAGCACGATCACCAAGGGGATGAAGGACGTGCCGTTCCACGAGCAGGTCGAAAAGTACGGTCGCTCTTCCGAACTCCATGATGCCGTGTACCTGGGGCTGTTCGGGGCGTATAGGGACGTTAGAACCGCCAAGATGTGGGAGCGGCTCGTAAAAGAGAACAAGGTGGCGAGCGCTGTTGAGGTATCAGCCCCCGTTGACGCCCCCCGCATGGGCTGGGTCAGGATGAAGAACTCACGCACAGGCGATGCCAAATCACCCAGGTACGGACATGGGGTGCCAGACGAGTTTTGGGTCCACCCTGATGTGGCAGCAGACATTGCTGGCCAGGCACACCTCATGGCAAAGCTGATGTCGCCCACGGTGCTGGGGTTCATGCGCCGACTCGTCCAGAAATGGAAGGTGGTCAAGACGGCAGGCAACCCGGCCAGCCATGTCACCAATATGGTGGGTAACATGCTGGTCTTGGCCCCGATGGCGGGCCTGTCGCCGTTTAACCCGGCTAATCTCGCGTACTACCAGGAGGCTGCAAGGCAGATGCTCCTGGGTAACAAGTCGAAGTTCTGGCGGGAGTTCGTCAAAGACGGGGGGCTCGGGCCCGGTGGCGAGGGAGCGCTTCGCAGGAGTGACACCATCCGCCTCTCAAACCAGGGCTATGCAGCGCACATGGATGGGGCTGTCACCCGGGCTCTGCGGGTCGCTAAGGGCAACCCAGCCACAGCGGGTGCGGAGATGATATGGGAGACCCTCAAGTACGCATACGACAGCATAGACACCATGAAGTCCCCGGTGAAGGCCTTCAAGGAGGGGCGGGCGCTCAAGCCAGAGTTTCGGCTTAGAGACGTGGAGTACGGCAAGAAGATGGGGGAACTCCTCACAAAGGGCACCAGGCCGCTTGCTGACGCAGCTCAAGCCGCCTACGCAGCGGGGGACACCTTCTGGCGTTTCGCTTCATACCTGAAGGACGCACACCCCGAACTCGCCGGCAAACTCGGGAAGCTCGAGCGAACCATTACAAGACGAGCCAAGATGAGCGGGGTCGAGGCAGCCCAGAAGGCTCGTGACGCATTCGCGGCTTATGAGAAGCTGTCTGGTTTTGTGAGGGCAAACTCCATATCGCTTATCGGTGTGCCCTTCCTGAGCTTTACAGCCGCGATGGTTCCAGAGTTCATCAAGTGGCTGAAGACGAATCCAGCAAAGGCGCTCATCTGGCAGGAAATCCACGAGCGCGTCACCGACATGCACCGGCTAGCTATGGGTGTGCCAGATGTCGCGGTTGATGGAGCGCAGCTCCTGCTGGGGGGCTACGATGAGTCCACGATGTCGGCTATGGGAGACATTTTCGGGGGTCAGTACCGAGATGAACGCGGAGCCATGACGTTCATCGACACCGGCAAGTACCACCCCTTCAGCGCCGTGTTGCCCCGTAAGGAGGAGGCGAGCGGAGAAACGTTCTTAGGCGCGATGGGTAACGTGGGGAAGAGGCTTTTTCTGAGTGGGAGCCCTAACCTGGTCTCCTACGAGGCGGAAGTCCATGGTTACAGCCCACACTACAGCAGGCAATTGTATGACAGGGATGAGAGCCCCGAGAGCAAGCGGGAGATCAAGTCTGGGGTCCACGCAAGAACATGGGGCCCAAGCGTCACGTTTGGCCTGGCAAAAGCGCTAGGCGTCCCACAGCATCTTCTGGGGTATGGTGACCAGAGGGTGGCCTTGGCGCAGGCAGGGCTACCGAGGCTTGGGCAAAGGGATGCAGAAGATGTTTCTCTCGCCCGCTTGGCGGCGTATGGTGGAGTCCGAAGGAAGACCGTGTCCGGTGGCTTGCAGGGGGCAGAAACGCTCCAGAAGATGGTGAATAGAATGGAGTCGCTAGAGAACAGGATATCAAAGAAGGTCAAGCTGTTCGTAGAGAGAAGGAGCCCCAGCCTGGCAACCAGGCAACACCTTGCTCGCGAACTCAACCACATCTATGGCCTGCTGGTGAAGCAGGTTGATGACCTGGCAAAAGCCCGCAACGCATTCATGTATCGAGAGATTGAGAAGGGGGAGGCAGAGGCAGCCATCGGAAGCAGCGTGCTTCCAACAAGGTCGGACATGATAAGTGATATCCTAGACAACGCAGAACAACGGCGAGCAGCGTATCGCAGTGGCCGGCAAGAGCGGCTCGAAGAAGACATCAGGAAACGTAAGGAGACAATACAGTGAGCCGAGACTACAGCCCTAAGGCTGAATACAATTTCACCGTCACAGCGACGAAGAAGTTCGTCCTCTACCGGCGTCGGTATGACTACATCCAGGTCGCGATGATTTTCACGGACGGCACGCAGGCTAATGGGTGCAAGGTGGAACTCGAGTACGAGGATGAGGATGGTGACCTCGTCGTGGTCGATGGCAGCCCCTTTTTTGCGGATGGCGGCTCCACTTCAAGCGCTGGTAAGGGCACGCAGTTCTACAACTTGCAGGCGAAAATGCCGCGCCTGCGGGTGAAATACACCATTGGGACTGACGGGACATCTTGCCTGGTCAAGGTGCGGACCTACACCCTGGGCGAGGCCGACTCCATTCGACCTGGCGCGTACCAGAGCCTCACCGATACTGCCGGTGACCTGATGTTGGAGCCCTAATATGACAACGACTTACGGAACAATGGCCGGCGGTGTAACTGTCAAGACCCTGAAGGCGCTCAAGAAGCTGAGCCTGGTTGGTGGCAAGGTCGTGTGCGATGCCGAGCTCGACATGAACACGAATCAAATCAGCGATGTGGGCAATATCGACGGGGTGGATGTTTCTGGTTTGGGTGGGGGCCTCGCCACGCTTGCTGACTGGTCTTCACGACCCAGCGGAGTGCGCCTTCTCCCGTCGCCTGCTGATAACACCGCGACATCATACGCCTTTGCAGCAGGGGGCCTGACGGTCAAGGCCAACGGGCTCGACACATACGGGGGCGGAGATTACTTCTGCAACCCTCTGGGGTTCGCTGTTTCGGCTAGCGACTATGGTGCCGTCGATTTTAGTATCGACCTCGACACGTTCTCGGGGCAGGACAACCTTACCAGCGGTAAGATCTGGCACGTGTTTTTATGCCTGGTGCTCGGTGATACAGACAAGAAGGGCACGTGGTGCGGGCTCAGGCTGTTCTTTCAGGAGGGCGCGGCCACAGAAGTCCAGCTTAGGAAGTGCTTTAAGCCCACCGCTGGAACGGCTCACACGGCGTCAAACTCTGTTGACCTGGGCGCCGACTTCACGGGCGATCGAGCGGCTATCAGACTACAAATAAAGTGGGACTCAGCGCAGGGCTTCAAGGCCTATTACGACAACGCAGCCACGGCCGGTGCGCTCACAGCAGAAGGCACCGAGGTGGGCTCTGGCTCTGTTGCGACGGGCTTCGTTCAGCCGACTATCTCATCATCCACCGCAGGGAGCATCGACTCCTACCGCGCACCCATCGGAGCCACAATCATGTGCGCCATTGGTCAGTCACAGGACAGGGACGCCGCCGACGCCTCTGTCTGCCGAATCACGGCCCTCAACATCCACTCAGCCTCATGAGCGCACTATCAACAGGACCGACAGATCTGGAGACACTCGCCCGCCACGTTGCCCAACTAGCATCGATGCAGGCGCGGTCAGCCGCATCAATAACAGCAGTTCCGGCAGGGGCAGGGCGTGACGCGCTGGAGGCAGAAGGGTCTGCAATCGACGCGCAGCTTACTCAAGCAACAAAGCAGCTCAAGCTAGCCGAAGCCTATGCCTACTACCGGGCCAAGGGGAAGTGGGCTGGAGCTCCGCACCCCACCACCACAGCGGAGAAGGCGGCCCTTCGAAAGGCCAACAACAGCCCCATCGGGCCAGCTCAGGCAGCATCACTCGCAATGGGCGACTAGCCTATTTTCTTGCCCCGGTACACGTTGGCAGTGACACTGCTCCCATGAACGAACTCAGGCAATTCATGTCGTGGCTTGACTCGAGGTACGAAGGGCTCTGGCAGAGCCTCCAGCGAGTGCGGGCCGAAACCACACCACAATCAGACAAGCGGGAGAAACACGAGGAACAGCTCGCACAGCTACAGCGTTGTTCCAAGATGGTATCCGCCCTCATTGCGTATGCGGTCCACGGAGAGCACCCGCATACGACACCGGAGCCTTGGCGGGCTACCGTGGAAAGGGTGACCACCCTGTCACCTTACGCAGCCCTCTTGGAGATGGAGCTGGAGCTGGGGTTATGAGCATGTACTCCGCACGAGACATCGGCATGTGGGTGTGGCAGCTGAAGAAGTGCGGCAAGAACCCAGCCCTCCTGCTCCAGTCTCTCGGCGTGCGACGGGTGTACCTCAAGGTCTCCGATGGCACAAAGTCATTCAAGCAAAACACCGGCCTGGCGGGCAAGGACTTCGTAGAGCGATGCTCTCTTGCGGGCATCGAGGTCTGGGCCTGGGCATACAACTACGATAAGAGCATACAGAGGCAGGCAGAGGTGCTCCTGCGGGAGGCCAAGTCCATCAATGCGGACGGCATCATCCTGAACACTGAGCGGGCCTTTGTGGACGGGGATGAGTGGGACGAGACAGCGCTTGACGGCCTGCTCGATGCTGCGGTCTCCACCCAACGACATGTAGGTCTGAGCTCCTACCGTCAGCCCCAGTTCTTCCCGGATTTCCCCTGGCACGTGCTCTCGCGGTATCCCTCAGTTTTCGCCATGCCGCAGGTCTATTTCCTCAAGCAGGCAGAGACGAGCGCGAAGCGGGTGGCCAAGTCCATCAAGGCCTGGTCTGCGATCGGCAACCCGGTCATCGCCACCCTGGGAGCCTGGGAGCCCAAAAACACTCCCGTGGGGATCCAGGCTGGGGCAGACACGGTTCATATGCTGGCTGAGAAGGGGCTCTGCATGCCGAGCTTCGACCTCTGGTCTCTCATGTGGTTGTACAAAGCCCCGAAGCTGGCTAAAGCGGTGGCTGCAATCTCGCGAGAGGCCAAGTGCTTTAAGCCCCCGAAGAAGCTGGCGGTTCACCCGCTGGACGACCCTTGGTTCCAGAAGGCTGCTCTGCTACGATTGAAGGCGTATTATGGACCTCTTGGCAGAGGCTGGACCCCCAAGGCCAGAGCTGCCCTCAAAGAGTTCCAGCGAGACAGCAACCATTACAAGGCCAAGGTCGATGGGATATGGGGGCCTAAGACAAGGCGAGCAGTGCGGAAGGCACTAAAAGAGCAGGGCATCGCATGAGCACGGACTTAATGAGCCTCCTCAGTAACTTTGGCAGCACAGGGGTCCTCGCCTACTTCGCGTGGGCTCTGCTTCAGGAACTCAAAGCATTCCGCGTGGACCTGGCCAACATCTCAACGACGCACCGAGATGAGGTCGTCGCAATCACTGAAAGCCACCGGGAGGAGGTATCCAACTTGCTGGACCGCTTCCTCAAGAAGGACTGAACATGAAACGTATTCTGCTGTGCGCGCTCGCGAGTTGCTTCATTATTGGGTGTGCTACTGCGAACTGGCCCAAGGGTCTCTGTGAGGTCAACGCAGACCAGGAGCCCAAGTGGAAGTGCAAGTGTACGGAGTTGGTCTTTGAGGTTACGCGCAAGCCTGGTCGTACAGATATACTGACACGTTGTGACGGCACAAAACTCCCCTTCTCCGTAAGCACCGACAAGGTGGAAATCGAGGACTGACATGGACTTTGAGCACCTTGAGATCAGCTTGAGCTCGTACATTAAAAGCGCGCTCGAGGAGCTGATTAGTCCAGACCTCATCGAGGAGGTCATCAGCTCTGTCGTGGGGATGGCAGCGCTCTATCACGCATACATGTCGGGCGATGACCTGGATGTGGATGTGGAGGCAGGCACGGTTATCTTCCGAGGTGACCTGACGGATGACCAGCCGCCGAGCGGAGGCCCCAGCGGGGAGGATTAGTCCTAATCACCCGCCAGGTCGCCTGCATTGTACAGATTCAGCGCTCCTCCGATAGCGCTACCTGCCGAGCCGGGGGGCGAGGGGGGCCTCCAGGCGAGGCGACAGACGTATATCTAGTACCTCAACTTTGCCGAAGGCCTCCGTGACGGCAGTCATTACAGGGTGTTGCAATATCTCGCGGTACACGTTTCGTACTGGGGGCTCATGGTATCCTGCGGCTCGGAGTCTCCGAGCAGCCTCATCATAGTCCAATCCGCTTGTTCCTTTTCCTCAGCGTACGGTCCAAAAGCACTTGGAGCAAATGGAAGACCCACCCGACCCGCGCCACCTTGATGCGCTGAGCTCGAGAGCGACAGCCCCCTGGTGAGCGGTCGAACTGCTCAGCCACGGCTCGCCATCCCGCCGCGTTGATGGTGCGGCCCTTCCGCATCGACCGGCTCTTCCAGGCGTGCATCACCGCAACCCTCAGCCCCTTGTCATCCCCTGGTGTCCAACGTCTCCGGGTCGTCTCACTTTCCAATTGGGTCCCTCCTGTGGTTTGTAAGTCCATGAAAGTAGCAGGCTATGGTTTTTTTGTCCGAGAGAAACTTGACCTGGCTCTTTGTGGGGGCGACAAAGGATGTTCACGCTCGGGGGAGGTGGTGATTTGAGGCTCAGGTTTCGCTGTCCGCGATGTGGCAATGTCACTCAAGAGCGGCATCCTGCGTCCAGTTGGATCACCTGTCTGCCCTGCCGTGAGCAGACCATGACAGAGAAGGAGGATTATATGTATTACGCCGGGATAGACCTCGGCAACGACGGTGCTATCGTCGTGCTCAAGGGGGACCGTGACCAGCCTGCCACCTGGTATACCTGGGAGTCGGCCACTTTTGGGGCGAACGGTAGCCACGAGCCCTACGAGGAGGCGATTCGATCGTTCCATGCGGATTTCCAGGGGGTTGAACTCCGCATTGCCATCGAGAAGCCACTCAAGATGCGCTCACACCTGGCCACTGCGGCCTTGTGGTGGGCCTACGGGTACGCTGCGTGCTTGCTGAAGGAGGAGTCATGGGTCGGGGTTTACCCCCGGACCTGGCAGTCGGCCATGATGGGGGACCTGGCTGGCAAGAGTAAGGACAAGAGCTATGAGGCGTCGGGGTTCTTCGTTGACCCCTTCGACGGGCTAGCTGACGCCCACAACATCGCAAAATACGGGAGGATGCACATCACATGGGAGAACGTCTCTTCACCCACAGCTCAATAGCACTGTTTCAGCGGTGCCCACGCCAGTATCACTATCGATACCGGGAAGAAATCATCAAGCCCTGGGCCACGCCTGGAGCGCGGGGGTTTGGCTCTGTCATCCACGACTGTCTGGAGCTCTGCCTGGGGGGGAAGCCCTACGAGCAGGTACAGGCGCACATCGTGGAGAACGGAGGAAGGCCAGACCAGTGGTTGCAGCAGCTCGCCATGATGGACAGCTACTACTACCACCATCCACTGGAGCACGAGCCCTGGGAGGTAGTCAGCCTCGAGGACGTGTTTCACATCGAGGAGAACGGCTATAAGCACGCCGGCAAGGTCGACGGTCTCGTCCGCATGAAGGACACGGGACAGCTCTACCTCCTCGAGCACAAGACGGCAGGCAAGGTCAGCCAGACCTACAAAGAGCGCATCTGGCACGACCAGCAAATCCACCGTTACGCCAGGTGGTACGGGAAGGCCAAGGGGATCCAGATTGAGGGAGTCGTCTACAACGTCCTCATCAAAATCGCCCGAAGGAGGCGCGTCAAGCGAAACGAGGAGGATGAGGCCTACCTCGCCAGGCTAATCGCGGACTACCGGGAGCTACAGCCATTCCTCCGCATCAACATCCCGGTTCACGGTGACACCATGAAGGCCACCGAAGAGCACGATGCCATGATTCTCGAGATGATGGCTAAGTGCGAGGAGAAGGATGTCTGGCCCAAAGCGACGGGGCAGTGTGAGGCCTTCCATAGGCCTTGCGACTACCTCAAACTGTGCATCGAGCACGACAGTCCCTACGTGAGAGAAGCAATCTATGAACACAAAGAACCACACTCGGAGCTGAAATAAATGACCATTGCCATACCGAAACACAAGACCCCGGTTCAGGCGGATATCACCAAGACGATGGTGCTGATCTACGGACCCCCAAAGGTCGGTAAGAGCACCTTCGCGGCCTCGGCCAAGCGACCCCTCTTCATCCCCACAGAGCCGGGACTCAACCACCTCAACGTCTTCAAAATCACCGAGAAGACCCACATCGAGACCTACCAGGAGCTGCACCAGGCCTATGTCGCCCTCCATAAGGCGAAGCAGGCCGGCACCCTCAACTTCGCCCCTATCGTCATCGATACCGTTGGCAGGATGGTCGACCTCTGCGAGGAGGAGGCCAAGCGCAAGACCGGCGCGGAGAACCTCGGGGATGTCCCCCATGGTGGAGGCTGGGCTGTGAGGAACACCCTCATCAAGGACCTCCTCTTCCGGTTTAGTGGCCTCGGACAAGGCCTCATGCTGCTGTGCCACAGCAAGCTCCTGGAGGAGGACACGCCCCGAGGCAAGCGCATCTCCCATGTTCCTGCCCTATCTGGCTCTGTAGCCCTCGCGGTCATGGGCCATGTGGACGTGGTCGGATTCGCCTACCCAGATGCGGACGGCAACCCCAAACTCTACACCAAACCCCACAAGTCCTATCAGGCGGGTGACCGAACCGGCCGACTCCCTGATGCCATGGACCTCGATTACGAAGCCTTCAAGAAGGCCTATGAGACAGGAGCGAAGACCAAATGACTGACGACTTTTTCGGCAAGACACCACCCGCTGCATTCGGCAATGACGGCAGCAACGACTGGCTCAGGGACCTCTGGTCTCAAACTGAAGCCGCTGAGCAGAAGCCAAGGCGTGAGAAAATCCCCGCAGGGGAGTACATCGCGGTGGTCGAAGGGCTCAAGCTCGAGGCCACAAAACAGGGCAAACCCAAGTTCACTTTCACCCTGAAAATCGTGGACGGGGTCCTCAGTGGCCGGCTCCTCTGGAAAAGTTGTGTGCCGTCGAGTCCAGCCGCTATGGCATACTTTAAAGCTGATGTGGCAATGTGCGGCGCGAATGTCTCAGACGGGTATGACCTGGAGTCCATTAACGACTCCATCACCGGGCAGAGGCTCGCCATCTCAGTCAACTACCGCATCCGAAGCTGGGAAGGAAAGAGCTACGAAAACCAGAACATCTACTTCAACAAGTCGCTCAGCAGGGACCCCAGCGCGCCCGTCGATGACTTTGACGTGCCCTTCTAAGAAAGACGGAGTCTACTCACGGACCTCCCGAGGGCGTGTGCGAACCTGGCTGATTACAGGGACAATAGCCATTCACCTGCAAAAAGCCCGCGCATACACCCTCGAGGAGGTCATCTCCTGGGGAGGAACATGGAAACTTTTGAGCGAGCAGCCGACCGAGAGTGGGAGGCCAAGCTGAGCCAGTTCATGCAGGGTATCCACCAGATGCTGGTCAGCAAGCGACAGGCCTATGGGGCCTCAATCGACCGACCCGTGGGCATTTTCCTACAGGCCTCCAGCGATGAAATCGGACTACGAGCTCGTATCGATGACAAGCTCAGCCGTATCGCCCGAGGCGACGGAACAGGTGACGAGGATGCCATTGATGACCTCATTGGCTACCTCATCATGCTCCAAATCAAGCGGGGCGCAGAGGGGGCGAAATGAATCTTTGTTCGTTTGGAGCTGGGGTGCAGTCGTCTGCAATTGCTCTATTAGCTTACAATAAAGACCCAAGATTGCTTGAGGTTACAGGCGGTGTTCTTCCAGATCGCTACCTGTTCGCTGACACCGGGGACGAGCCGCCAGAAGTGTACAAACAGCTCGAACTGTTCGAGTCGATGGTGCCAATAGAGCGAGTTTATCGCTTTGAAGACCGGCGCACGTTGGCTGACCAGCTTTGCGGCAGGCTGGAAAGCTGCAAGCAGACCAGCGTGACCTGGATTCCTGGGTTTGTAGAGACGGGTGGTAGGTCTGGCCCCATCCAGCGGCGATGCACTCACACTATGAAGGTGGAGGCTTTGGATCGGGCCTCCAGGCGAATTGCTGAGGTGCCGAGAGGATGCAAAACCGTTGTGGTTCGTACGTGGCTAGGCATCTCGCTTGACGAAATCAGCCGATGCAAGACATCTCGCGAGCCCTGGCGGAAGTTCTTCTACCCATTGATTGAGATGGGCTGGAGGCGCGGGCAGTGCATTCGCTACCTGGAAGATCATGGCTTCTCCACCGTGAGGTCGGCGTGCGTTTATTGCCCGTTCCGCAGCAATCGAGAATGGGAGCGGATGCGAACAGAGGAGCCACACAACTTCGCGGCGGCGACCGCATTCGAGCAGCGGCTACACAAAGCGTACGATGCGCTTGAAGAACCAGCCTTGCGATCAAAACCTTACCTCCATCGCACCAGAGACCCAATCGACCAGGTGGACTTTACTGGCGGTCAGATCGAGATGTGGTCAGCCATGGAGCAAGAATGCGCGGGTGTGTGCGGGGTATGAGGCAACGAGGGGAGCAGTTCATCGCAGAACTCACAGCCCTCTGCGACAAGCACGGGATTTACCCCGTAGCCGCAACCGGATTCCTCCCGCTCCACCAGTGTTACATGGCGACAGAGGATGCGGCGGAAGACTGCCACCTACTCAGGATGCAGCTCTCGGATGCCAACCTCTGCCCACCGAGCTCCAAAGCGGAGCAGTTGTACCAGGAGGGCAAGCTCACCGATGAGCAGCTCGCTTCGTTACACACTGCTACTGAGGAGTGACTATGAGCTGAGAGGATGGAGCACCTGGAGGGCAATCCACAAACCAAGCGGGCGGATATTCGTCCACCGCCACCGTGGGTCCTCCTACTCCACCCCAGCCATTGCGATTGCTGCACTACAGGATGCGGAGGCTGTCCTGGACGAGTACCTTATCGTCCTGCATCAGCTCATACAGACGGATATCGGGGTTGATCCCTCCTCGAGAAAGCCGGTCTGCGTCACACCAAACGAGTACCGCATTGGGCCCCTAATCCAGCGAATGGGGGAACCCTGGACCCCCGAGGAGTATGAGACCGATGATGACATTCCTTTCTAAGCCCTCATGGGCTGTGGAGCCCTTGAGCACACCGCAGCTACCTGCCATAAAGTCAGAGGGTTAGTCCTGTTTGAAAAAGAGGGTTGACGAGAATGGTTGACCTCGCGTATGGTCATGATTCTTCTTTTTCTTTTAGAATTTCTTTTTCTTCTAAATTAGCGGGATGTCTCTTAAGTTAACTTAAGGTTAAGTAGGCCTATTAAGTCTACTAGGCCTAGTAGGGCTGGTTAAGTTAACAGGAAGTGGCGCGCTTTACATCAGGGGAGCTCGCAGGGTAGCCTGGCAAGCAAGGGGGATTACACATGCACCGGATGACAAGAAATCATAGCCTGACCATCACGCCTGTTCAGGATGACCTCTGGGGCGTCACACTAGACTTCCTCGAGGAGGGGGTCAGAGTCAGGGCGGTAGGGGCGACACCGCAGACAGCCATTGATGTCGTGTGGATGGCAGCCGAGCAAGTAGGCTCAGAGAGGCCTGTGTTGGAGCTGGTCCGGGGGGAGGGGTAATTTTGAAGGGGGGTGAAAATTTATTAGAGAAACAGATTCGCGTGCGCGCCCACAACGTACCCGCCCTTGCGCGAGCGATATACACTCCAGGCGAGCTCGAGCCGGATGCCCCCCATGCCCCCCTAAACGCTGCACTGGTCTGGTGTCTGTCCGACCGGACGGGCATGTATGACCCACTGATTGACAGCTGCAATCCAAGGCCTATTGCCCTGCGCCCTGCGCCACAAGATAAGGGGGGTCATATAGGGCCAGAGTGGAGCGCAGTCCCCCGAACCACCACTAAGCTCCCTACCTCGAAACCCCGATAGGCCGCGCGCTTTGAACCTGCTCCGTTTGGTTTGTGGATCCGTGTTACCGTTATGGGGCCGCTACCTATCCAGTGACCGGAGGCCCGAATACATGGCAGACAAAGCCGAACGTAAAGCCCACCGATTCCGGCTCTGGTTATCCACGGAAGACAAGGCATTCCTTGATGCCATTGGCAAAGTACAAGCCATTACTACAGGTGCCCTGATATCCGACTTCATCGCTATCAGCCTCCGTGCCATCCGAACCGGCAGAGACCCATATACAGGCGAACCTATCCTGTGGAGGGTTCCCGACCGTCTCCTGCCCCCGTCCATCAAATCAGTGCTTGAACAGATGGAAGCTGGCGAACAC